CATTTAACAATGCAACTCCAATTAAACAAGGGCTTTCTATTGGCAATCCTTCTTGTTCTAAAAATCCTAAAAAATTAACCAGTCCATTAAGGTCATTTAACTTTTTTTGCAAATCTTTTCTTATGTTATGCCCAAATAACCCCATATATCATTTCCCCCTAATATATAATATTTTTTGATACAATATTACCATAAATTAAATGAGTTTACAACATTTTCACAAAAAATGATTTTAAATATTAAATTTTCTATCTTTTAATAAATTAAGAGAAAACGTATATATATATATATTTATTTTTTGTATTTCATTTGTTTTTTCAGTGCTTTTTCGTATAAATCTAAAGCCGCATTAGCTTCTAAAATTTCATCAAGTGACATTTGATGAAAAACCGTATTATAGTCAAAATGTGCATCTGAAAATATAAGTCTCCAACAAATCCAATTTTCTTTTACTTTTTTAATCCTCTTTGCTTTCTCCACTGGGACGTAATTTGCCGTGCATTACTTGAGTACCGAATTTAATAACTTTATTAAAATTATCAACATCAGTAAAGCTATCAGCAGTAAGCCCTTTAGGCTCTACTATTACATTCCCAAGTATATATTTTACTAGTTTTACCTGTGAAATGTTAGATGTGCCGCTAATATAGGAATCATCTAATGCCTGTAATGCAGCAGATAGCCCATTAAATTGAGCTATATAAGTAATTCCGTCTATTTCTTTTTCTACTTGATAAAATTTTTTGTTATTCATATTCCATTCCTCCTATTTTTTAGCCTGTTATTTCTACTGTATAATCGAAAACTTGAAACTCAAATTCTAGGTCTTGTGATTCTGCTCCTCTTTCCATAGAGGGATAATTTTTTAAATTAGCCATAGTGCCGCCCATTCTTTCACCAAGAGCTTTATTTGCTACCCATATAGGAAAAGTGCCTTTCATTTTTGCAAGGTCAAATAAGAATTTTTTTTGTGGGCTAGTAGGCTGTATAGATACTGTTATAGTACCTAAATCGTTATTTGTAATACTTTTTACAATATCACCTTGAGCACCTACAGATGTCGTAAAAAATTCTTCATCTTTTTCACCTGTTACCATATCTTCGCCTACTTGAGTAATATAAACGTTGTTAATTTTTATGGTGCAATCCTTTGCATCATAAGTCGTTAAGGCTGCCATAATAATAAACCCCCTTACTATAATTCTATTGTTCCTTTAATTTCTACCTCGTGTACAGCACCAGCGAGGATAAAACTAAATTTTCCACCTATATATTTTCTTTCTACTCTGTCAGCAGGGTCTGTTTCATCTCTTAATGCGTAATTTACTGTATAAGCTGGATTTCCGTTACTATCAGTTGCAATAATGCCTTTGTTATAAGCGTCTTTCATAACATTAACTGCTACAAGTTCGAGTAAGGCAATACCAGTGTTATCATAAGGTATTTTGTCTGCGTTATTAAGAGTTTGTTGAGTTTGATATTCTAATTGGCTAATTATATAGTCTTTACTATCGATAATGTCTATATATTCACCGCTCATAGCTTTACCCTCTGTTGTAACATTTTGTCCTGCCTTAGTAACAAAAGTAATGCCGTTTGTTTTTGTTATAGCGTCAATATCAGAATTTGATATGTTCATTGGCTCTATGCCTTTAAGTATCAAATTCTTATATGTAAAACTTCCTGCATCATGACCTGCTGCTTCACCAACAAGTGCAGCAACAGCATAATCTGTACTATGAACAAAGCCTATAACTCTATCAGTATTTCCCAAAGTCTTTAGTTCATTTACATCATTTACATTCACAAAAAGCATTTTATCATCTGAAGCACTTATATATGTGGTAATATCAGACATATCTTCAACACCAAAAACAACAAGCTGTCTCCAACCCTCATTTGATATTTTAGGAAGTTCCTCTACGACATTTGCAGCAGAACATAAAGCAATTTTCTCAGGCGGGTTATTTTGAGAAAACATTAATGCTGCAGCTTTATAAATTTGTGTGCTTATTTCATAGCCCGCCTTTATAACCTCGTCAATATCTCTGCATACCGTATAATTTTTAGCTGTTCCTTGCTGAATAATCAAAGGATAACCGAAATCTGTTTTTCCTGCTGGTTTTTTTAAGTCAATTTTGACATTTACATCTAAAGCCATTTTTAAGCCCCCTTATTTTTAAATATAACTGTTTCTATAGTTTCTATATTTTTTTCAACTTCATCTAAAAACCATAAAACAACGTCAAAACCATTTTTATATTCGTATTCTATTGATATAATATTATCTCTATTAGTTATACTTCCTACAGACTGAATTATAATATTATTATCCTTTAAATATTGTCTTCCAATATTCTCAAACCAATTTTTAGCTTTAATTGCTAATTCTTCACTTTCATAAATTCTGCTTGACTGAAAAGTTAAGCTCCAAGTTTGCGTTATAGGTATTCTTTCTATACCATCTTTGTAAATCCCCCATGTACCATTATTTTTACTTTGTAATGTAGTAATATTATAACAAGCATAAGGATAATTAGGCGGCGGGGCATTTTGGTTTAAGCGAATAATTGGTGCATTTATATATTCCTTTAATCCTTTTACGACAACGGATATTACGTTATTAAGATTAATCAATCGGCATCACCTCGTCATCAAAAGCACTAACATATCTTAATATATAAGAATAAACATCGGTAAATATAGCATTTTGTTTAGATTCTTCAATGTTATATTTTTTGCCATCATGAACAACAATCACTTTTTCTAAATTATTGCAGATAGGTTTAAGTGTAAAAAGATGCTTATCTTGACTTGTCAAAGTACCTTCACTTCTATATATTTTACTTTCTTTAAAATTTATAATAGCACCGCATAATATATCTTCTGTAACATCATTCTGAACATACTCGCCTAAATCGTTATAATAGCCTTTTTGATATGTAAGCAATTTAAACTCACTTGAATATTTTTGTATTAACCTTAAAAAATTAAAGTATGCCATATTAATCAATTCTCCATGTTATACTATTAATTAATGCACCTGTATCGCTTAAAGGTGTACTGCTTCCTTTAACTTCTTGTGTTATGCTGCTGTTTGGTGGGCTGACATTTACAGCATATTCTTTTATAGCTGTTGCTAATGTTTGTCCAACTTCATTGAGAAAATCATATTCACTCAGTCTGTTACTTAAAACTAAATTAATAAGCATTTCTGCTCTTTTAATTATGTTATCTATATTTTCATCATATCCAGTACGTAAAAAAGAACGTTCTGGAATTACAACTGATTCAGTAAGCCAATATAAAAGTTCAACATCTTTTTTATTATTTTTATATCTTGCAATAAACTTCTTATTGTTTCTAGTTGTAATAACAAAAGTATCCTTAAATTCTGAAGCTTTTTTACCCTTTGTTTTAGGACTTAAAGGTACAGTTAAATACTTTTTTGTTTTTGCTGTAATTGTACAACCGTATTCGTGAATACCCGCAAGCCAAGCATTTTCACCATCAAAAACACCTGCTTGTATTTTTTTACCGTTTAGTATTTCTAAACTTCTATTAATTTTAGGAAAATTATTTTTTACTGTTTTCCATTTAATGCCCATTACTTCCACCTCGAAGAAGCTTGAAAAAAACATGCCTTAGGTTTCAACCATTTTTTCAAAAGCTCATTTGCATATTGCCATATTAAATCCGTTTTATTTGTTGTTTCAAAAGATTGTGACAGCCCTTCTATACTTTCACTTGCTATACCTGTAGGAATAGCCATAATTTCACTAAATTTAATCATAAATAATTTAATACTGTGTGGCGTATCTTCAATATTTTCATAATCAAAAACAAAGGTTGTGTTATCTTCTATCCAATCTGCGGCACTTAACAAAATTAGAATGCTATTGTTGTCCATTTTTTGTATCTCTGGATTCAGCTTTTCCAGTTGTTCTTGCGTCATTATTATCACCTTTTTCTTTTTTCTTGCTTTCTTTTATAATTTCATTAGCCTTATAAAAAACCCCATCGTAAATAATAGAATGAGGAAAAGTTTTTGCCATATAAATACCTCCTTTCATAAAAAATAAAGCCTTTTTCGCCGTACTTAGGGCAATAAAAAATCCCGTTTGCACGGGGCTGAATTTTTAAGATAATTCTATTAAAGGGAGGATATTATTTTCTTTTAACAAATTATAAATAAATATTCTTCCTATTTGTGTCCAGTATGTATGCACCTTTGAGTGCTGCATACCATCATTGCCATTGTAGCTATGTGTCTTTGTGCTTGTATAGCCTTTTTCAGCGTACTTTTGATATAAAAGCCATATATTGCCTTGTTTATACTGTATACCTTTTTCGTGAAGATAAGCATTCATTTTTGTAGCACTCCAACCATAGTCTTTAGCTATTTTGCTGATAGATAACAAATCTTTGCAATTTAATATCACATCATAATAGCTAGCTTTTGGTTGTAATTCAGCAATCTGTTGTTTTTGTATCGCTGTTTCTTCTTCCAACCTTTTACGCTTTTCACGTTCTTCTTTCAAAGCTGTAAAAGCTGCAATCGCTATATCTGGATTGTTTAAAAGTTCTTCTGTAGCATACATACCGTGTTTTCGTATTGACGGAAGTACTTCATCAAAAACCCATTTTTCAAATTTTTCTGCTGCTGGTAACTTGCTGTGTGTAATAAGGCGGTAAACATTGCTTTCAGTTATAAATTTCG